AATGGTCTTTATCTTCATTTTATCCATACCTTTATTATTTATTTGTTATTACTATTCACCTCATCACAGTAGCTTCTTTCTGCACGCTGCAAGTCTACATAAGCTACTTTCAAATCCGCCAAAGCATCCTTATTATTACTCTCTCTAGCATCATCCATTGAGCACTCTATATCGGCATAAATATCACTAATATCATCACCTATGACATCATCCATAAAAGACTCTATACAATAAGTTTTTAAGATGTCTTCTACTTTCTTCAAAAACTTGTCTTTAGCAGTCTCCATAACTTTATTATTATTTGTGTTCATATCTATATATGCTGGTTATACCTCCCTAAACTATTAACTATAGTACAATCCATAGGGCTACAGCTTCTGTTAATGGATGCACTAGTCAAAGCTTTTATTTGACGGGTGCAAAGATAAGGCAAATTCTAATACCTTCCAAAGGTTTTAAGGCTTTCTGTAGGGGGATAAAAAGCTGCTAAATTATCCCCCTTTTATCATATATCGGCAATTTGTGGCACTTATACGCTTATCTTTATCCTTCTTTATATAGTCTTTAAAGTAACCTACTTCTTTAAATTTCTCATTAAGCTGTCCATATCTATCAACAGCTATACCCAGTTCATAAGCCATTCTCCCGATTAAGGTGCTTTTATCATAACAGATGCTACCATCTTTCATTACTATCTTCTTTACATCACCATCAATAGTCTTTCTTTCTACTATTCTATCTGATGGTTTTACAGAAGTATCAACTGTAATACTCTGCAAAAAGTCTATAAGATACCGATTAAATAAAACCAACTTCATCATAGCAGGTTTATCCTTTCCCCTCTTAGCCGTAAAAGAGGAATCATTTAAATATTCATCAGTTCTATGATTCTGAATGAAATCTTGCAATATATATCGAATGGTACGCAAAGTTGATTGATTGGTTATTGAAAATATATTCTTATTACCTACCTTTACTGACAAAACACTGTTACTTTCTATAGGACACCAATCACCTGATTCAAATATCTTATCTATTTCTGGTATCATTGGCTTTGCTTTACTAAGGGCATTACATAATGAAATTAATTCATCCATAGGTGTAATTTCCTCTACAGTATCTGTCATAAATCCCTCTACTACATCTAATATAAATACACAAAGATACCAGAACTTTTCAGCATCCAAGTGAAAAGCCCTTAATGTGTCCTGAATATCAATATCATTTAGATAGCTTTCAGGCATTTCTGTGTTTATAAGTCCATTCCTCCATCTTAAATAAAAACCTACTGGAATAGTAGAATCACCCCAAAGGTTGTTAGCAACCTCTATAATATATTCATATAAAGGATTATTATAGGCTTTGTCATGATTCTGTTTTGCGATAATTTTACATTGCTTTTTCAGTTCCTCTATATCTATCTTATTTATATCTATGTTATTTATATCCATATCTTATCTATCTATTTAGTTAATAATGCAGCCATAATAACAAAAAAGGCTAGTACCTTATTGTAAGATACCAGCCTATTGTTATTCCTCAACTTCATTGAGTTCTTTTGCTCTATTTGGATTCTTTAGTTTATGATGAAATAGTATCATCTTTCTTCACAAAAGATTTCATAGAGTTCTTTTGCTCTGCTTGGATTCTTTAGTTTATGATGAAATAGTATCATTCTCTTTACGAAATCCATTGTTTTATCATTATTCTGAATTAAAACAATAAATTTGAGTAGAGCAATCAGTGAAAGTGCTCCAGCAATAGCAGATAAAGCTACATATACCCACATCACGTCATTGTTAAAGAACTGGAAATGGCATAGCCCTAAAAGATGTAATATGCTACATACAAATGGAGCTAAACCAATTAGGGACATTATAAACGCTATTAACACTGCCCAAGAGCATAAAGAATCTAAATCATCTTTAGTCATAATTATAACTTTTTTAAATTTTTCGCCAAAGATAATAAAAAAGGCTGATACCTCAAATGATACCAGCCCTTTATTAACTCTAATTAATTATTCATCTTTCTATCTACTACATCTTCTATCAACTCCTTCACCTTATTTATAGTTTCACCATGCGCTTCTATTAGCTAGTTCTTGAAGTAGATGCTTACACCGAATATAGCACCACCAGCAGTAAAAGCCTAGGCAATATATATAAGCACTCCACTAGATATAGTTTGAATCAAAGCGAAACTTAAAAAGGCTATTATAATACCACTAGCTATAAGTATCATAGCTGTAGTATATTGGGCTTTATCTTTAAAACCGAGTTCTTTCCAGTTTTCTTTCATTGATACGAATTAATTTTTACTGAATTATTGTGCATCTCCTAAAGTCATCTAATTTCTTTTTTCCCCTTTCAATTATTGTTTTAGGCATTGTTATGATTTATTACTAGGAATAAATAGTTCCATCATGATTCAGCTGATTCATACCATCTACCACCAATATACACATAAGTCCAAAAGACTTGGCTACCAAGATAATCAAGATTAAGAACTTTTCCATCTCCACCAGTTTGATGATTGACAACTTTCTTTCCATTTGAATTGATATATGTTTCTACCAAAGCCTTATCCAATATTCTGAATGTCTGACCTTCATATGGATTGCGTGGGAATATAACCTTGCAATAGTTTCCTACGCATAGAACTGTATCAACGGGTTCTTGAACCGTATATGTTGCAGGAGAATTGGAGTTGTCTGTTCCTTTCACTACCTTAACATTTGGGTGATTGTTTCTCCATATTCCATCAGACGTTATTCTGAACTCATTAGTACCATAACTTGCAATGAATCCGTCAGCACCGCAATACACTGTCTTGTTGTTACCGAAGTTGACTGCAAATCCATCATATCCTATTAACATGAATCCAGATGATGTTGGAACTTCATTCTTCCAGTTTACATTTACAGTAATGGATGGCATTGGTCTTATTGGTTGGATGGTAATGTTGGTACCTCTTGGTAATATATCTTGACTTGTACCCCAAATAGATGCGGACGCTTGTACTTTGAACCGACCAGTCACCATAACTTCAACATTGTCACCTACCACCGTATAATTGCCTATATCAACAGAAGTTTTGTCACCAACGGTAATTGTCTTTGTCAACGTTCCATTCTCGTGTATGTAAAACGTTGCAGATGGTATTCCTATACCTATTTGTTCTGTTCCAACATTAGCAAATGCAACATTAGTATAGTCTATAAGCTTGATATAACTTCCTTTCTTGAATGTACCTAGTTTTTGTGTTACATTCCAAATAAAATCATACACACCTTGACCATCTATTAATTGAGCGCCACCAACCCTTGAATTGTAATGTGTTTTTATAACATTTGTTGATTTGCTCTTGAACTCATTATATGTTCCAATTGACTTTGGTGATATTTCTGTTGTTCCACTATCACCGAGCAACAAGAAACCTTGGTTTTCATCATTAAGTGTCAAAGAGCCGTTCACTTTTGTGTCACCGTTCAATGTGATATTTCCGTCACCAATTTTCACATAAGTGTCGTTCACACTCATCATTATTTCATTTGCAGTCTGCTTAATCATGGATTGTGACGCTTGGCCAGTGCTATTATACTTATGTGGGTATTCAACACTTTCTTCTATCATCAGTCTAGATATATATCCAATAATTGAAGTACTTGGATTCCTAAATAACATTACAAATGTCTTTGATGCTCCACTAGATTCCTTGAACCTTATCCAATATCTACCAAGTTTCTCATCATAGTGTAACTAGTTAATGTCAGTACCGTCTTTTTTATCCATAGGACATGATAAAGTACAAATAGTATTAGGCTGGTCTAATAATGCAATGGCTTTAACTGTAACACTCTTAGAACTTGTATTGATAGCTGATACTGTACCATAGATACTATTATAACGGTTATTGGTGCTATTAGTTACTCTCACTGCTACATTATCACCAACTGCCAATGTTATAGTCTCAGTGTTGGTATAAGTCCAAGTTGATGATGTTCCACTAGTAGCATAATTAGTTAAAGCAGCATTTGATACACTTGATGAAGTAGTTAATATCTTACATGGTGTATAAGTGCGGAAATCTACATACTAGTTATAAATTCCATCATCATAATACGTTTGTGTAAACTCTAGTATCTTGATTTGTATGCCGCCACCCCATAAACCAAATGAGAATGTATAATCACCACTGAAATCAGCTATAGGATGTGATTGAAACCAGTCTGTAGATTCACAGTGAAAACTAGTACCAGCATCCTCATATATGGTGTTAGTGCTCCATCCTTGACCATTCAAACCTAGCATACAGTTTTCACCTATTATCTCATCTTTCATAGATGATACTGTAGATGTGATACTAGATGCTGTTTGCTTGACATCTGACATATCAGACTGCAAACTAGTTACAGAACCACTAAGATTATTAATAGTAGTGGTATTACTAGTTACCTTAGATTCGATGCTGTTAGCTTTCTAGGTAACTGTAGAAATGTTATTTGTGTTAGTCTAGACTTTACCAGCCAAATCAGTAATACTAGTGGTATTGTCCTATACTGTAGTTTTGATGCTGTCTGTTATTTCTAGGGTAGCACTGGCTGCAAATTGAACTGGAACAACTCTAGTGTCTTTCACTAAACTATCAGAAACTAACTAAACTGTCAGATACTCTATTTTTGTTCCCTATTTATGGTAATTAGTCTAGAACTTAGCATTTGTATATAAAGGTGCTGTAGTGTTCAAAGATAGGCTTATATAGTTAGAACTTGTATTAGGTTTGAACCTTACATAATAACCAGCATTACTAGCACCAACAGTAAATTCATTAGTACCTTTAATATGCTTGATATTATACATTAAAGATATTCCTAGAGTACCGTTTTTATCCACTACAGCTAGTTCCTAAACTGGCTACAGCTTGTAAAATTCAGCATCCTTACCATTAGTTCCATTTGTTCCGCTAGCTCCGTCTTTACCTTCCGCCTTAACACCACTATCCTTATAAGCCTTAGTATCTGAATCCCAAATAAACCAGTTACCATTAGCACCTATATAAGGTGCTACAGATTTAGCACCATCAATTTTATTATTAATGTAGTCTTCTATAGTCTAGCCGTTTGATACTTCAAAGTTACCTACAAACTTAGCACCAACAGCATCAAAATAACTTTTTCTATGTGATTCCAGATTAAAGTCATTGATACCCTAATACTATGCTAGTAGTGGTGCTGTTAGTCCTTTATCCAAACTGGTATAAGCAGATATATAAATAGCACTCTGTCTTTTCTTATCGTCAGTTCCTCTATATCCTAGCATAGCTATAGTATCTCCTATTTCTGGGTTTACTGTGCCATCCTTAGTAACTGTAGAGATAACTATATAGTGGTATTTCTTTTCTTTGATACTTACTGGCTGGTTTGTATCAGAAACAGCAGTAACTAAGCTCCAGTAATACTTATTAGATATGTTGTGGTTAGTACCTTCTTTAGCTTGATTGAATGACATACACAAAGCCTAATCGTTGACCTTCCACATATTATCAGCCTAGTTACCACTTCCATCATCAGCCTACCAGTATAGCTTATATCCGTCTATTACAGATTCCACTATATCTACTTTAAATCCGTTTGCTGGAGTGAACAAAACAGCACCACCAGCAGCCTTAATTTTGTCTATTATAAGTTCAAAGAAATGTGCTGAACCAGTAACCTCTAAGTTCTTAGTTTTGATAGTGTCGCTATTAGTAATATTATTAGAAGAAACATCATTTAGTTTAGATTGTCCTTTTACTTCTATGTTCTTATTAAAAGCAGCATCACCATTAACAGTAACACCATTCATAGTAGAAGCACCAGTAACATCTAAATTACCGTTAGCTTTAATATCAGTACCTTCTATAGCTCCATCAAAGGTATATTTATCCTTACCAGAGAATGTAGCAGCCTTATCCTTTACTGATATAGTCAAATCACCATCATTCACTACTTGGTTTTCTTCATCTAGCTATCTTATTATTATATCTCCTTCTGTCTGGATATTACCACTAGCAGTAATACTACCTACATTATACAAGTTTCCAGAAACATCTTCTGTACCGTTAAATGGCTGTCCCCAAATGTTATGTGTGTCTAGGCTAGTGGTAACATTCTTACTATTGCTAAATCCAGAAGAAGAAATAGCCTTATAAGAAGTACCATCTTTAGCCTTAGCGAATGATTGAATATTTATCATACTTCCTTTAGTTTAATGTGTACGGATGCTTCTTTTAAGTCCCTATTAATGGACTAAACAAAGAAGTTCCTTTTTAATACTTTAGAATGAAATATATTCTTTATAGATATATCGTCCGTATCGTGTAAATCTGTTTCCATTATTAGCTTTGGTTTAGAATAAGCCAGATAATACTGGTTAATATAGTGTTCTTCAGGTTTAGCAGTTTCATTAGTAGTAGCATTATAAATACTCTCTAAAGGTGTTCTGGTATTAGTGTTAATTACAGCATTTAGATTAATGCTGTTCTTAATTCCCTTCTAAATACATTCAGCACTACTAAGCTAAGTTATAAACTTAAATTCTGTATCGTCTTTCTTATTCACAAACTTATCTGTTTCATTACTCATATAGATTAGGTCGTTATCTTCGTCACTATCGTTACCAGCCTAATCAGAATAAACCTTACATTCAAAATCCTTAATTATAATGTTCTCCAAGTGGGATAGAACAAACTTAGTATTGTTATACCATTTAGTATGTCTGAACCAAGTTTTATGTCTTTTGGTTATATCGTTCCAAGTTAAGTTAATCGGTCCGAGGATTCTAAACAAAACAGCACCTGATAAAGCATCATCCTTAGTAATAGGTATAGCAGTACCTTCTGTTTCCAGATTCATAGTATAACTTATATTGTTCTATATAGAAAACTCATCACCTATAATCTTATCACCGATTTTAGGGTTTATTCCGAGTGAAAAGGTTGTAATCTTATCGCCGTCAATTATAGGCTCTTTGCCAATCTCTACCCATTTAAAAGTAGAGTTTCCGTATATGTCTATATTAGTTTCTATAAGTCGTTTATTACCGATAATTAGCTCACATTCCAGAACTGGTAATTTACTAAACTTGTCTGTAGAATCACCGTTAGAAGTATAGTTATACTGTAGCTCGTGGTTAGCTTTGTCCTTAGTCCAAGGATGAAGGCTTAAAGCACCTTTAATATAACTAGTAGCTTCATCAGAAGGTCTAGTTTGATTATACCACTTTCTAGTATAATATCTACCATCCCCATTATTATCACTAGGTACTGTTTTGTGCCAGTAGCTACCTCTGTCATAGTTTAGAAGGGTAGAGAATTTATCTGTTTCCTTCTGAATAGGCATTAGGCAAAGTTTACCACTAAAAACCAGATAGTTTGTAGTTACATCATCAGTAGGAGAAAAAACACCGCCAGAGCTATTTCCTATATATTCTATCATTCCGCTTCTGTTCTGTAAAGTCTAGTCAGAAGGAGAATGATTAGTTTCTGTATCATCCCCATTACCATTTATAGAGATAAACAGATAGCTACTCATATCAATCTTAGAAGTAGGTGAATTGTCTGTAATGTTTGGCTTCTTCTCTACACTTCCCATCCTAAACAAAGAAGGAATAAGCTAGTTATCCTTTAAGTACTTTGGTAGCTTCCACTAGTTAATATACATATTATTTCCAAACTCGCACAAATCAGTAATATCACCGTTAGGAGTTATAAAGTTCCAGTTCCTATTATACATAGCTTGTAAATACCAGTCCACTGTTCTACAGCCATCATAGGTAGTAGCCCTATCGTGTATCATATCAAAGAAAGCATTATTAGCACTTCTTCCTTCACCTTCTGAAATATATTCTGTCATATATTTCTGCTTACCATTATAAAGGGATGATAAGCTATCTGAATCCATAGGACTTTTAATAACATCTTCCTAATCTTCCAGCTTACACTTTACAGATACTTGGTTATATACATCGGCTACAGAAAGATTAGTATCATTGCTAGAGTGCATTTCACTAGTCATTTCTATTACAGAAGGATTCTGTAGAGTAACAGCCCTTAAAGTCATATTCTACCAGTTAGTTCTTCTGTTCTTAATACTGTTCCAGTCAAAGATATAATAGTCCAGTCCATCCTAGATAATGTGAAGGTTAAGATACTGTAGCATCTATTCCAGTACATCTTCATTAGTCCAGACATCATCAGCTTCATCACCAAGTAAATAAAGCTCGCTCATACTACAATCATTAAAGATAGTGCTTTCCTTACCCTTTGTAATACCTTTAGATAGGTCATAGTAAATTACTCCACCAGTACCATTTACTATATCTATATCCAGAATATCACCTAGCATCTGGTCTAGCATATCCTTAAAGGTCTTTACCTTTGCATCCTTCTTAGCCTTTAGATAGGTCTTTAAAGTAACATCACCATAGTTATAATACTGTAGTGTTGTTAGTGCATCAGTAGTATTAATTGTAAATTCTTCCAGACCATTTGCAAAAGGCTAGCTGAATGTGTTAGGCTCTACAAATCCAGCATAGATACAAAGGTCTTCTTTATAAATGTTCACCTTTATATTTCTGGAGTTGTTAGCAAATAACTTGTCACCTATATAATCACTAGTTACTAGGTTTATAGTAGCAGACCTTCTTATAATGGTCTAGAAAGTATCATCTATATCTGTTTCTATAGAGATAGGGCTACCGCTAAAGAATAGCCCTTTTTCCCCTATAATTAGTTCTTTTGTTTTATCATTGTCGCTTAATATATGTACTGAGTAAAGCACATTATTAACGTCCCTAAAATCACCGTGTATATACATAATTATTTGATTCCAGTTTTTAGTCCAGATTTAGCCTTTACTTTGCTGTAGTTACTAAGTGAACCATACAAATCAGAGCCTTTAATCTTGAAACTTACCTAACCCATTCCAGCACCACCAACAGCACCAGCACCATCAAGTAAGTTAAACAGTCTAGCCTACTGACTACCATTAAGTATCATTTCACCAGCATTAACCCTAGCCAGTAACTAATCACCGTGGGTAGAAGCACCCTAGATAATACCACCACCAGCAAAAGCACCTACAGTAGAGAATATAGAAGCAAATGTACCTACTACAGTAGCTATAATGGATGCTATAGCAGCTATGTTAGCTGGAAACGGTAAAGCAGCAGCAGAAGCAGTACCATTAGCCATAGCTTCGCCTTCTTTAGCTCCAATCAAAGCCATTATCTAAGGAATCATCTAAGCAGTAGCATTAGCAGTAGTGGCTACAATCTACATAGCAGCAGCAGCTCCTTCTGCACCAGCAGCAGACATAAGCTAGCCCATAGCACTAGCAGCATCCCCTATAGCCTAGTAGCCTTCTATCTGTTTGCTCTTTCTTTCTTCCTATTGCTTTGCTCTTTCCTTTTCGGCTTCTTCTGCTGCTTTTTCAGCTTCTTCTTTAGCCTTTAAAGGGTTAATAAGCTCTTGTGCTTGATTCTCTAAGTTTTCCTTATCAGTAAGCAGATTAAGCCTTACATCCATTGATAAGTTTTGATTCTGTAGCTGTTCATTTATAGCTGCTATCTGGTCTTGATAGTCTGCTATAGAGCCTTTCTCAAACTTTGGCTTTACTTCTTCTTTCTTCTTTAGCTTTTCATCAACAGCAGAAAGTTTATCCTTCCAGCCTTCCAACTACTTAGATACTTCTTCAAATTCGGCTGTATTTATGTCTAGCTTCTTTAACTTAGAAGTAAGGATATTCACGTTATTAGTCATATCCTCTATAGTTACAGCATCCTCTTTAAATACTGGCTGCTCTTTAGTGTTGTTAGTAGTTCCAGTAGTCCTATTAGTTCTAGTAGTCCTATTAGTTCCAGTAGTTTTTCCACCAGTCTTCTAAGTATTAACAGAACCAAAAGCACCAGACTTCTTACTAAGTTGGGTAGCCTTTCTAGCTGCTTCTGCTGATTTTCTACCCATTTCTTCCGCTTGCTTTCTGGTTTCTCTAGCTTCTGCTTCTTGTGCTTGAATCCCAGCAGTAGTATAGTTATTAGTATCGTGATACTTGGTATTTCCAACAGCTCTAGCCCTTTGGTTAATTATGTTTCTGGTGTTAGTAGTAACTTTCTGCTTTTGCTGTTTAACGCTGGCTTCTTGTCTTATAGCCTTCTCATAAAGTTCTTGCTAAATAGCTGCATAAGCAGCAGCTTCTGCTCTGGCATTTAAAGCCTATACAACACTGTTTGTATTAGCTACAAAAGCATTTTCAGCACTAGATACATCAGTTATATTCAGTCCCAGACTTTTAAAGGCTGTAGCATTATTAGTAATAAACTCATTCTTTTCTTGTTCATTTCTACAGTTCTTCCAGCCATCCCTTAAAGCTAGATACTTTCCAGTTAGATTTGCTGTTTCAGTTCCTAATTTATTAGATAAAGTATCTGCTAAAGATTCCGCTTCAGACTTCTAATCTTTAAGGGCATCAGCATTTTTCTTATCAGCTTCTGTAGAATCGTCCGTAAACATTGCATAGGTAGCCAAAGCTCCAGCACCTACTAGAATCAAACCAGTAAAATCACCTAATAAAGCCTTACTGATAGCCTTAACTGTATTCCAAGCCTAAGTAGCGATTCTGTTAGCATTGGTTACAACAGTATTAGCTGTAGTGGCTGTAGTGGCTACTACTGTAGTTTTAGCGTTTGCTGATTCCCAGAACTGTTTGAGTTTCAGCATTAAGATACTATCCTTATTCAATGTGTTTGCAATAGCTTGCACACCGTTCAGAATACCTATAGCAGACTGAACTTTTAGAATGGCTTTCTATACATCTTCATTCTCACTACCTAGCATACCCATTACACCAGTAGCTATAGAAGCTGCACCAGCCAAACCCTAGAAGGCTTCTATACCAGCATCCAAAGTAGCTGTATCAGAAGAAAGCAAACGTACTGCCTAGGCTGTATCACCTATAGCATCCTTATAAGATGCTGCTTCTGCTGCCATTCTTGTAAACACATCAGTATTAGACAATCCATCTAAATTCATTTTATCCATTATTCCCTACAGCTCTCTTAATTTCCTTTTAAGAGGGGCTGTAGAGTTCTGGATTCTTTCAAATCTCTATTCAATTTTATCAAGTCCACTAGCACTACTAGTAGTGTCCTATAATTGTTGTCTTACTTCTCTAAGGGTAGCGGATAAATTATCCCTACCAGTTATATTTACTACATAGTCCCTAGCCATATTAATTATTTCGTTTTAAATAGTTTTCTGCTTGTTTCTATAATCTTTCTATATCTTCCTTAGTTATCCTATTATCCGATTCAGCAGTATTTTCTTCTTCCCAAGGGAATGTAACTAAATCAGTTACCTTTAATTTCCTCTTACTGTTTACTTGTGCTGTTATGTAGGCTGTCAGTCTGTTTGCTTCCCAGGCATCTTTATTAGCATAGTAACCATACTTCATAGCTACCTTTGCTTCATACATCTACATATCATCTAAGACATACTAAGGGGGATAACGTAGCTGCATAACTAATATAGCATACATTTCAGATACACTTAACTTTTTTTTAAAGTGCCGTCTTCTGAATTGTCACAAAGCAAAAGCTATTTCTTTTGCTCATTCTCTACTAGCTGATTCAACTGCTAAAAGATAGAAGGGTCTGAATCCAAAGCATCTATAAATACATTCCAGTCCAGTATATTGTCTGGATTGTTAGCAAGAATCATACTGTAGAAGAAAATATAGTTATCCAGCAGTGTCTTTATTTCAAAAGCCTTACCAGTTATCTGTTCAAAAATGAATAAGGCTCTAATAGTATATTTAACCTTATACTCTGTGTTATTAATTGTAATAGTGTTCATAGTAATTTTGCTTTAAAATGAAAATAGCCCTTATACCTTCGTATAAGGCATAAAGGCTATCAAATATATTAGGCTTGTACCTTAGACAAAGCACCTACACCAGTAAACTGTACTGTATATGTAGCATACTCGCCATTAGGCGCATTAAGTTCAAGTGAAGTAATAACTACTTTACCTTCATAATCTGGTTTACTAGCAGTCCATCCAGTTTCGGGTGCATCTGTAGTAGTTTCTTTCTTCTTACTGAATGTAGCTGTTACTGGAGTCTTCTTAATCATAATATCAAACAAATCATCAAAGTTAGAACCAGCACCATCTATAGAATACATATTCTCGCTTTGTGCTGTCCAGCTTAGTTTGCTGACCTCATTAGAAGCCCAATCACCACCACCTTCATCTTTATTAGAAGTATCTTGTGTATCACCACTTATAGAAAGTGTATGTGAAGTAGCATAAGCTATAGATTTGCCGTTTACAAACAGCATCATATCACCACCTTTTACCTTTGACATAATAATTGTATTTTAAATATTAAATTCTACACAAACGTGTTATCTATAAATTCTTCTGAACCATCTACTAAAGATATATCCTCTACTGGTATAGTCTGAATGATTCCTTTTTTATGTACTAAAGAAGTCCTTACCTATTCAGCCAGTTCTACACTTTCAGCATAGTTATTAGCAGCTATCATTATCTGAATATAGGCACTATCATTTGAATAGTCCTTATCAGATTCCGGAATAATAGAACTTCTACGGTAAACAATAAAAGGGAATGTAGTAGTTTCATTAGCTATCAGAGGATATATTTTGTTCTTAATACTTGTTTTACTAAGACCATCTACTAAGAGTGCCTTAATAGCTTTACCGATACTTATACAGCTCATTGTATTCTGTTTAAAGATTCAGTAATAGAAGCCATCATAGAATTATAGAAGGATTCTTCATCAGCTCTAGCAGACTAAAAGAAATGTTCCGCTACTATCTTTCCTCTATATCCACCCTAACCAGTTCTTCTAAGGTGTCTAGAATCAGAATAACCAGTTACTTTGTGTCCTCTGGTATATCGTTCCTTTGTTCCTTTTTCAAACCATTTAAGCCTATAATCACCCATAATATTAACAGATACTTCATTAGCAGCTCTATTTGGTCTTACCTTTACTCCTTTATTTAAAGACGGTCTTCTAAGGTTTGATATGGTTTTAGCCTTTAATGTATCAGCACCCTTCTTTATGGCTTTAAATACTATGTCCTATATGGTATCTGGCTATAGTTGGTTTAGTAGCTAGTCCACCTAGCTGGAATCCACATTATTCATTTATAAGCTCTGTTTTGATTGATATTAACTACTTAGCCTTATCTGGCTCTAAAGATAGTATTCTCCACTTCTTCCCATTCCAGATAATTCTGTCCTTTTCATCTATATCGTGATAATATCTTATAGTAAATACTTTGTTATAGCTAAAAATTACTTCATTGTTTTCAGTGGCTCTAGTGCCAGATTCAAAAGTGACATCTGCTCTAGTCTGTATATGCTTCTACCACTAAATACTATTAGCTCCAAAATCATTCTAAGCTATAGAAGGTCTTTCTATACTTATCACCTCTGTTAGTCTTCCAGCGTTCATCTTACAGTAAAATTTCTATTAAGATTAATCAAATACTTATAAGTATAAGGAACTTCACTAACAACAGAATAACTAGTAGCTTCCCTATTGTTATATAGATTCCCAACTAGCAGAAGAATAGAATGAATAACAGAAGGAGGTAGCTCACCACCTTCTATCATATCCTTTAAAGCTATGTTTTCATTTTTAGCTACAGCATCTTCCGCTACCTTTATAAGGCTGGTTATATAATTATCATCCTCTGTAAAGGAATCATCTATATTAAGATGCTTCTTAACAAGGTTTAGTGTTACATACATAGCCAAAATAGAAATTAAGATTAACCAGTAGACCTTATAAGCCTACTAGCCAATCAAATTAGAAATGAAGCAATAATTACTTTAACACCTTCTTTACAAAAGAATCTGCCCTTTGTGGTTTAGCGTCAAAATACGCATTAACAACCAAACGGATTTTACCGTTAGCAGCTTGTGTATAAGGGTCAACAGTTAAATCAATTCCACCCCACTGACCGATAACAAGGTCATTAAAGTTACCGAGGATAAGACCCTTAGAAGTCATACCGTTAGTTACAAGGGTAGAAATACCATCAATTTCGTTACCTTCCATCAACATTCTAAGGTCTGATTTTGTTCCGCCTACTGCTGTAGTTCTAAGAACTGCCTTAGCTGCTGGTGAAGCAATAAACTTAATATTACCACCTACATTCTTTTCCTCTAAGGTCTGTTCCATCTTGAGAATGTCGGCAAAGGTAATAGCAGCAGTATCAGCAGTTACACCAGCGAAAAGTCCAGCTGGCTTTGTTGCATCACCAGCAACAGCACCCAAAATAGTAGCTTCAAGTTTGTTAGACAAAGCGTCCACAATATCCTTTCTTAAAAGTGCTTCTGCACTTACAGAATCTTGGATAAGGAACTGCTTAGAAATATCTACATAAGCTGTTAAACGCTTAGGACTAAGCTCTACTTCTCCAAAAGTACCAGCACCATCTTTAGCAGCATCAACTTCACCAGCCCAGCCTACAGTAGAACCACTGTAAGTAGGAATAGATACGTTACCTACCAAACCAGTCATAAAGTTAGCACCAGCAGCACTAAGTACTAATTTATCTCTAAGTGGTGCTAAGATATTCAACTTATCTTCTGCTACAATCTCCTAGCCATGGTCTGCTACGGTTGCCTGCACATCTGCTCTTTCTTCTACTGGAAGGATAATCTAGCCACTATAACTTTGTCCTGATTTACGCATTTCAGCGATACCAGCGTTTACTACCTATTGGCTTCTTTCGTCTAACTGTTGGTTATTAGCAATAGCTCTAACAGCCTTTAAAAGTGAAAAAGTTTCTTTCTTCATTGTTTCTTTTTTATTCAATTTCTGATTTAACTATCTAATTTCATTCTCTGTATCTGCTATCTGTTTACACAAATCATTGTATTCTCTTTCTTCATCTGTAGTTAGCTTTCTGGATTCATGCTTTCCCTGATTGATAATATTTTGTGCTTTTAACTACAGCTGTTCCTTCTTATCTATTAATTCTATTGAGTTCATTTTAGTTTTGCTTCAAGTTTCTGATAATATTCATCTATTTCTTTCTGTTCTTTCTGTTTCAATTCATCCAGCCCTCTAGTATCAACACTAGTAGCAGAATAAGCTGGCTGGTAAACTGGCGATACATCAAACAGCTCTTTAATACTGTTTATCGTTCTTAAATAGCTTCCGTCTTCTCTTTTTTCCCAAGAATCAGAACCAACAGTAAAAGCAAAAGAACTAGCTGAAATATCACCTCTTCTAAGACCTTCCAGAAGTTCGTCACCCAAAGCAGTTTTAGGGGCTTCAAATCTGTATTTTAAACCCTTATCATCTATAGACAATTCCAAGCTACCAGTACCTTTGTTACTTCTGGCTAGAACACCCCTAGAATTATCGTGATTAAGTAAACAGAACACATCAGACTTCTCTAGAATACCATCTAAAGCATTTCTGTTAATTATCTCTGTGAATCCTCCTAAATCATTAGAAAGACTATCAAAAACTACAGCATATCCTTCTACTGTTCTAGTTTCTGGTGCTACAGCTCTTATTTCCGATTCTTTATAGTTTCTAATTTCCTTCATAGCTATTTTCTGTCTGGGTTTCATCCTTTTTATTAAATAAACTATCTGTATCTTCTGATACTGCTAAAATAGACTCTTTGTCCTATGTTGCGTTTTTTAAAGTTTGTACATTCACTTGTACAAATGAAGTATCACCGTTTTCTAAGTGTGGTAAATCTAATTCCCTTCTAATCTCGTTAATAGTCATTACACCCATCTAGAATAGAGTATTATAGTAGTTTGCCTAAGATTGTTTATCAGCTCTTAGTAAAGGTGCTGTAGAGAATCTAACAGTAATATTATCCTTCTCACTAGGCTTATAAAGTTTCCTCTAAAACTCACATTCTATTTTCTCCAGAAGTGGCTATAGTGTATCTGTTAAGAAAGCCAGCTACATCTGTTCAATAGTGTTATAACTACTCTTAGATAAGTCAAAAGCCTTAACTGGTGAAACACCAAAGAACCTACAAATATCAACAACATTAAACTGTCTTGTTTCTAATAACTGTGCATCAGAAGGATTTACAGTAACTGACTAGAAGTCTAAATCAGCATCTAGAACTGCTATACCGTTAGGAGTACCAGTAGAACCATTAAAGGCACTGTTCCAGCTTGATTTAAGTGATTCCTTCTATTTGGTGGCTAGTGGTGAATTACATTTAAGAATACCAGCTACATTAGCTCCACCTTTAAAGAATCCTTCTGCATTAGCTTCTGCATCCATAGCCAGACCTAAAGTCTTTCTGGCATAAGCTAGGGTAGAGATTCCTTCATATCCATCACTAGTAAAGTTAAGAATATGAATCATATTACAATCTTCTACCACATTCTTCATACTAGTAATACTATAGCTGATAGTATCTGTTATGGTTTGTGGCTTCAATATCGTTACCAGTTCTGTAGGAATGTAATAAAGTGCTTTAGCGTTTCCTCTTTCGTCCCTTTCTATAAGTGCATAAGCATTACCAGTAAGAAGCATACTAACTACCATAGTCTTCATAAAAGTAAACTTACTCATATTCTGGTTAGGCTCTCGATTAAGAAGGTTATAAGTCGGATGCTTAGTAAACTTAATCTTACAGCCATCAGAATCTATCCTATAAGGCTCACAAGGTAACTAAGCTATAGAATCAGATATTACTTCTACACATCTATAAACAGCACTAAGTAGCATAGCCTTATTATTTGCATAGCTGCTAGCCGTATTGTATAGCAAGTAATCTCCAAAGACTGCGCTAGCTCTTTCCTCTGGTTTGTTCTTTTTCCAAAATTTAAAATTCATATTATAAATAATTCTTTTCCATTATTCGGATTCTATAGATATGTTCCTAGTGCTTGAATCATAGCTATAGTGCCATCTATCTTCATCTGCTTCTATGTCTTTATAGGTTTAGTGTTTCCGTTATGGTCTTCTTTAATCTAGACATTAGAGAAACACCACCTAGTAATTTCATTGTTATCTATAATGACTTTACCAGATAAAATCAATCTTTCTAGCTCTTTAGTTGGCTGGTTGAAATTACCTATACTCTAACTATATTCTTCCAGTGGTAAACCTTCATCAGTAGCCTAGATAGCCCACTAAGTAGCGTTCCATTTGTCATAGCCTACTGACTGGATTCTAAGTATATCCTAATACTTAATCATATCCTTAGTAATATAGTCATAGTCTGTAACATTACCACTTGTAAGGGTAAGCTAGCCAGTGTTCTTCCAGATTCTGTACTTTTCCCTATTGGAGTTATCCACCAGACAACTTTCTGGCAAATAATAGTAGTTCTTAAAGTAATAGATACCATCCTTAACCACTAAATAGCTTACAGCAGTTAAATCACTGGTAGCAGACAAATCCACGCCAATATAACAAAGTTCATCCTAGAAGCTAGTTAAATCCACATTCCTAGTACTTTTAACTATATAGGTATCTGGTAGCCAGACTTCAGCAGAATCACACCAAAGATTAAGTGTTTTAGTCTTTACTCCAACTTCTTCAGAAGGGTTATTAAGTGCTGATTTTACCTATTCCCTTATATACTTCTAAGTAACAGTAACATTCATATTAGGAGTGCATTTTATCCAGTTACTTTCATCAGTCCAATCATCATTATCATCTAAAGAATAGATAGCAATAAACATACTATCATCTTCTTTCAGTTTATGTAATATTTCAATAGCAGTACTTCTTAGCTAATAGCAGGGCAAAGTTTTATCAAAACCAGCAGTAGTTATAGTGCAAAGATGTGGATTCTGTCGCATACCCATAGAGGATTTAATAACGTCCCTAACCTTACTGTTCTTTGCTGCATGGTATTCGTCAATTAAGCCGAATGAAGCATTAAACCCATCCAACTTAGAAGCATCAGCAGCAAACACTTTTAAAGTAGAGGCATTAACATTAAACTTAATTCCCTTCAAATGTGAAGTAAGATATTTGCCACTAGGGTCTAACTATTTGGCAAACTCATAACAAAATTCAAAGGCTATCTTAGCCTATTCCCTAGAATTTGCAGCTAAATCCACCTCAGCACCATCTTCACCATCTGCTATAAGAAAATATAGGCACAAAGCAGCAGCTAGGGCTGTCTTTCCATTCTTTCTAGATACTTCTATGTAACTGCTGGTAAACCTTCTATCATTTGTACCGTGCCAATAAAAGCCAACTATATTAGCTACTATAAACTACTGCCAAGGCTCTAGGATAAACTTTTTTCCAGATGCTTTTCCCTTAAAGTGTTTCATAGTACTTATAAAGCTAATAGCCCTATCTACTACTGATTCCCTAAACTCTAAATCATCCCTATTTAAATCCTCCTAGAACCTCTAACAAGCTAGTTTAATGTTAGAACAACTTACTATTTTATTTTGTATTACATCATCAGCATATTTGTAATAGGGCTTCATATTGTAAATAACTTTTCTGTAGCAGTTTTAGAAGTACCACCTAAGTTAGAATTAATTTGCTTTTCCCAAATACATTTAAAGTCCTCTGGCGCATTATATTCAGATACATATACAGTATGTCCTTCTTTAGCCTTATCTCTACACCATTGCCAAAAAGCATCTGAATCAAAGCTATCTTTGTACTTTGTAGTACCGTTATAAGGTGGGTCACAATATATAATGCTATTAGCTGGAATATCTAAAGCATCATAAGAACTACATACTAGTTTGATTCCATCTAGATTCTATTTAAGTATGTTATTAATACGTTCCTTAATATAGTTTCTTTGTATGCCAGTTTTTGTTGTGCAATAGCCAGAATAGCCACCAAAGAACTTAGCTCTAAAACTAGATACAAAGCCGACAAAACCAACATACCAATCTGGATAATTATCCTTATTAGTCTTTACAGCTATGTATTCATCTTTATTAATGTATTCGGGTAGTTCTTGCCCATTCTAAACAGCTTTTAATAGAGCTATTAAGTACTTGTTATTATCTGCACCTAATTTATAAGGATGCTCTATTTTATCTATCATATTAGCACCACCTACAAATGGTTCAACATACCATTGATTAGGCTTTAAATCCTTTGTTATAATAGGAATAAGCTCTTTAGCTATCCTATTCTTACTTCCCATATAAACCATTATCGTATTTCCTTACTGTCTTTTACAAACTGTTCTAGTGGGGATAACTCTTTACGGTTATCACTTAGCTTTGCTATTTTAGTTCTATCCTTAGCAGTCAAACCAAACTTTTCCATCACCTTCATAGCCTGAATCTAAGCATCTTTAGCTATCTTAATAGCTGGGTGCGGTGCTATGTTACCTCTATCAGAAACGACTGTTAAACCATCTTTTTCTAATTGTTTGCTAGCTTTGATAAACATACTGTAATTTCTTGCCAACATAGTTAAAGCAGCGTTATCTACATTCTTCATCAGTGAATTATCTTCAAGCATAAGAATCACATCTTTCATATAATCTTTAGCTTCTTTCTCAATGTCTGTAGGTATTTTAAACTTATTATCCATATTCTTGATTTTTTTAGTTAATTATACAATCTGATTTTTTCTTTTTCTACTAATATCCAGTACTTTGTCACACAAATAAAAAATGTCGCACAATATTTTTGGATTCAAAATTTTATGTATATAATTAGGTATAACTTAATAATTAATCAAAATATGAAAATAACAAAGAAAGAAACTAGAGTATCAGTAAGAATCACACCTTATCAGGAAACACAACTTGACTTAATCAGTGAAAAGTTAGGCATAAAAAGAAGCACATTAGTTAGATACGCAATAGATAATTTAATCAGTAGTTATAATGATTTACAACTGGAGCAAATATAGAAGGAAACAGAATAATCTGAATAAATCTGAGTATAACTATATGGTTAATGAAGCTATCAACAAACATTATAGATGCCTGCATAGCAGACTAGTTAAAGCAGATGATGATGAAGCTACTTTTAATGATGCCTATCTAATGCTTACCAGAAAGTATAATCCAGAATAGGATTTCATAGATTAGTTTATCAAAGCCTTCAACTAGCTAAAAGGTGAATATCAAAGGGATGATAAATGTTATAACTATGCAGAAACAAAGGTGGAATATTATACAGATGATATAATGCCAAAAGCAGAAAAGAAAGAAGCAACCATACAATAGATAAAACCTAATAACCTAATAGAATCCATTAAGAAATATGCCATATCTGAGAAAAAGCGCAAAGAACAAAATAAAGCAAATAAAAAGAAAAGAAAGATAGGAAATCTATCAAAGTAAGAAATGGAAAATGCTAAGATTATCCTATTTAATGCAGCATCCACTTTGTGAAGTATGTCTTTCAAAGGGTATAGTAAAAGCTGCTATCGACGTACATCATAAAGATTCATTTCTTAACTATTTCGGGGATAAAAGAATAGAGGTAGCCTATAACTATGATAATCTGCTGGCTGTCTGTAAACAGTGCCATGCAGATATACACAAAAATGGTACTTCACATGGCTAACCTACATTACCGGCATCATGCAGGATAAAGAGATACCCAAAAAGGACTAATTCCGACTGAATTTGAAAAAAGTTTATTTTTTATTTTGAGTAGCCAAAAATTATATATATAATTGTCCAGAAAGCAAGAGGAAAAACACTGTCATGGATTTTTGTCGTAAATGATTAATTTTTAAAGGATTTGTTACTAACTGGGGAATAGGGCTTGAAATATAGCCCTTTTCTTTAAGTCTCAATGTCTAAAAAAATGGGAATCAGAAATACTTAAATTAGATGCAGTTTTATATCAATTTCCCATTTCTGATGCCTAGTTTATCCCATAACTGATGCTTACCCCTCCCATAACTGATGCTCCTAATAATATAGTAATATAGATAATATAATAAGACTTTCAATTTTTCTAGCGAAAAATCAAAGTCAATATTTTAATTAAACATGAATATATGATAATTTACAAACCTTTAAACAAAGTTTTTCGCAATCGCCTAGAGCTGAAAGTAGCTATAGGGCACGGCAATTTAAACAGATTAATTAAAAATTCATCAGATGATTTAATATACACAAATAATGAAGACTTATTAGCTAACTATGAGTACTTTTATTCAAATCCCATCAAACCTAATAAACCTAGCATCCAGAAGTAAGTTTATAGAAACCTATTCTTACTTACTGATAAGAAGCCAAATTAAAGATAATAGTTATAAAGCATCCATTTCAGAAAAGGAATTGGCTCAACTAACAGATACATCAGAAAGTACAATAGATAGATATGTAAAAGACTTAAAACCATTCTTTGAAAATGTCACATTATACAAAGGAAATGGCAAATATCCATATAATGTGTATCAGTTTGCTAAGTTAGAAAAAGATTACTCTATAGTATTGCCTGAATTAATTACTGATTCAGAACTTACACCAGAAGAAAAAGGAATCCTGATAAAAATCAAACTACAGTGCTGCAAAGGTACTAACTATATAAGATTCAATTCTAAAGCAGACTTAACTTCAATCATTGGTATCAGCAAAAACTTAATAGCTAAAAAAATAAAGCAATTAGAGGAAAAAGGGCATATCTGTTATATAGGTAATAGCCTACAGTTATCCACTAAATATTTTCCTTTAAGTCTAGTTAAAGGTGATTCTGTTGATGCTGTGAAAAACTTCTTATATGAAACAATCTATAAATACTGTATAGTTAATAAGACTATACCACCACTAAGAGATAACAAAGCACTTAACTATTTAATAGCTAAGTTCCCAAATATAGATGATTCATTTGCTGAAATATTAGCTAAGAAATGCCAAACTTTACCAGCAGACATTTCATTAGATTACTTTGTAAAGGCATTAACAAATAACAATATAGATAGAACAAAACAATCATGCACATTTATACTATGATTCTAGAATTAAATAGACTGTTCCCAACTGGCACTAGAATAAGCAACAAAGAACTAAAGATAAGACTACAGCAGCTATATAATAAGTATAGCATTGATGCAGTAGCTAAAGCTGTAGATATAACTAGATATGGGTATAAAGCTAAAGCTATTAAGATTCCTACAAATGAAGGTAGATTAAACGGATTAGAACTAACTATAATTAAATAACATGGAAAACAAAGAACTATACACTAAACTGGAAAACTTAGAAGCTATGATATATGAGATTAAGAAGAATCAGCTACAGCTTCTATAGTTAATGATTCAGATGAATAGACATAAGTAATAGTCATAGCACTCAGATGATACCATTAATCAGATACAACAGTAACAAACTTTAAAAAGTAAAAATTATGATATATAATCCAAATGCACAAGAATCAGAAAGAAAAGGTAGAAACATATTTCAAACATTAGCAGATTAGGTAGGCTGGTAGGTAGATTTTACAGATGCAGAATTTTGTGATATAGATGTACACATCAAAAGCACTAGTAAAGATGGAAAAAATATCTAGGCTGCTGGTGAAATAAAGAATAGGGATGCTAGTGCTATCAAATACCCTACACACATCATTGAAATACATAAGATTAAGGCTTTACTAGCTGACAATAAAAATACAGCCATGTTCATTAATATCTTTGGGGATGATATATTTATATATAATGTAGTAGAACTAGCTAAGATGATTAAGCATGGTGATATAAAGCCATATAATAAGTATCTACCAAATAACAACAGTTCAAATAGATAGTTTATACCTAGATTGATTATAGAGGTATCTAAAGATTTAGCAGTACATTTTTAGAAAGTAAACGGAATCTGGAAAAGAATAAAATGATATACACCTTATTTATATTTAACGTAATGATAATCCTTCATCTATTAGTTAGAATGATGGTTAATTTCTTAGATAATAAGCCTATTTTAGAAGGCACAGAAGTAAATATTAAGATAGTAGGTAAAGTAGCAATATTAGCTACAATCATCATACTTTTAGTTAGTCTGATTTAACCATATTAGCTAGAAGACAAAAGAAGCCAACCTATTAATTTAGGCTGGCACTTCTTACCACTGGGAATATATAGTAGAAGTAGATAAAGATACAGCTATCCACTTTAAGAAGGAAAATGGATAGTGGACTAAAATACCTAATAAAACACAACTATGATAACTTATATATTACTTCCGATTTTCATTTTAACAGCACTACACTTTGTATTTATGCTTTAGTACAATATTTTAGATGATAAACCGTTATTAGAAGGGACTAAGGTAGATGCTGTAGTAGCTGGAATAGTAACAGCTATATCTTTATTAACTTGCTTATTTATTTGAATATGAAACAACTTATAACACTATTAGTAATACTAGTATTTGGATTTAGTCTGGCAGCTGCTAAGACTGATTATAAGAATCCAGTAAAATCTGATAAAGTAGCAGAACTGGTACTAACCACTGCTTCTAATAAAACCGTCAATAGGGATTTATTTATAGCTGTAGATAAGTATGATAACTGCTTTATAAGTATCAATGTAAACTACTTTAAGAATAAAGGTAAGGATGATTTACAAGTAAAAGTAAAGGGTAATGATTATAGAATCAAGCTAGCAAAATCCATAAAGGCTAAAGTTAAAGACTTCTATGTCTATCCAGACCCAACTTCTTTAAAGGTTACTACCAGAACTACTAAGATAGGTAACACTTATACCACTACTTCCAGTATCAATAGGGATATATTAGGCTGGTATAACTTCTATAGTATCTATCCAATCAGTAAAGAACTGTATAACCTTATAAAAGATAACGGAATAGAAGAAGTAGCAGTAGAAGGAGTAGCACCAATCAAACTAGAATATAAACAGTTGTGGCATAACAAACTAAAATAAGCAATAAAGCCAGTCCTATTAGTGGGCTGGCTTTTGTTGTTTGTGGAAGTTTCTATTTCAACTGAATGCTTATTAAATACCATTTGGCTTCTTATAGAAATAGTTAAAAGTGCCTTTGTAATCCAAGACACCCTCATCACCAGAACTAACATCTGGAGAAATCCATTTGAAACGAATATACAAATCTCTTCCTCTTATACTATAGAATCTAGAACTAATTCGCTGACCTAAAGTAATATTATAGTTGTCAATCCTTTGACTGACCTTAGCATAGTAGTCACCCCATTCTTCTACATATTCCCCATCATAGCGTTCATTAGCTATATAACGTGCTTCATCCTCATCAGTAACACCTTCCAAACATATATATATACCATCAACATCTTCCTTTTCCCAATTATGCCAATCTCTTAGCTTCTCTTTTTCTCTTTCTGCCTTTATGGCTTCTTCTCCTTCCTTATATCCTTGATCATAGCCTTCTTTATAGCCATTTAAATAAGCGTTATAAGCATCCGATGTCTGATAACTATTTGCATGGTTATAGCCAACCATATAAGCTTTCCAACCATAGCCATCATCATAGCCATCTTGATAGCCCTTATTGTAACCTTGTGTTTTTGCGCCACCGCTATCTTCTGTTACTGTTGCTGTTTCAGAATCATTACTAGCATTATTGCTTTTACTATTGCAAGCAGTAATAAGCAATACAGCTAACAGATAAAATAAAATCTTCTTCATAAGCGTATAATTAATTAGATTCTACTTAAAAATTCAGCTTCACTAAGGATTTCTATATCTTGTCCTTTTGCTAGTAAATCCATAGCTTTCTTCTGTTTTTTACTCATTCCATCCTCTCCAACAACACGATAATCTTGCTGTCCAACTACTAACACTTCTGTCTTCTTAGTTACAGAATCAGAAGGAATACCACCAACATCTTTTATCTTCTGTAGCAGTTCCTTTCTAGTGCCATAGTTGCAAGTTCCAGTAAAGCAAACATTCTTACCATAGAAGTAGTTACCTTCATCTGCCAATTCAGGATGCTCCTCTAGACTTTCTAACATTTCTGTTTTACTCTTCTTATTTATAGCTAAATGTGCTATGAAGGTATCAGGTGCAAATTTACCTCTATGAAAATGGTACTTTTCTTCCAGTTCCTCCAGAGTGCTACCATCCATATCTAAGCACTTCAATAACAATTTAGCGCAACCTGCTGAATCATTATCAGCTTTATGATGTCCATCAAACTCTATACCTAGATATTTCAGTACCACATCTAAAGAATAGCTATAGCAGCCTTTAACTATGTATCTAGCGATTCTCAAAGTGCAAAAGTAATCAAATGTAGGATATTCTATCTGATAGTTATCTAAAGCATCACGCAAAGCATACATATCAAATGAAGTATTGTGTGCCACTACTATCTTATCCTTTAAATATGGATATACCTCTTTCCATACATCAGGAAATTCAGGACTGTTCTCGGTGTCTTCTGGTTTGATACCGTGAATATGTATATTGAAGGCATCATAGTCGTTTCCTTCTGGTTGTACGAGCCAACTTTTAGAAGGTAGTAAGATGCCATCTGCTACTTCTGTTATACCAATTTGGCAGATGCTACTTCTATCTGCATTGGCGGTTTCAAAATCTATCGCCACAAAATTATTCATATTGCTTTGAATTGTTAGTTTGTAAATATGTTCCAAAAATAACGAAAATATTGTTATGATAGAAATGATAGCCAATTATTTAAGCTTCTTTAAACTAATTGATTAGAAACACGAATAAAAACTCTTATTTTAAAACTAGCAAGTGTGGCAAGTTAATTAAGATCGACAACCTGGCCATCTTCTCCGTGGGTATCCGCAACAAGGAGGGCGCCAAGACCGAGGCCGAGTTCAACGTAGCCGGCAACATCAGCGGACTGAAGTTGCGTGCCCGTGCCACGGGTACGCTGAGCAATGCCAACCTCTACAACCAGGCCAATGTGCGCAAGGTGAGTGCCACCGTAGGCAGCACCTCTACTGGCGACAACAAGCCTTCGTGTGGTGGAAGCACTCCTTCTACTGGCGGCAGCACTCCTTCGGGCGGTGACTCCACGGGTGGTACCAATCCTCCAGGCGGAGAAGGCACCGATGCAGAGTAATCAGCAGCCCTCAGTATCTTTCCCCCAGACCCTATATCAATCACCCAGGGTCTGGGGGATTTTTCTTTTACCAGATAAGCACGGAATTTGTCCGCTTAGGCATCTTTACTGATGTTTTGAAACCGTCTGGGCCGAAAGGCGTTTGCAGATGACAAAGAAATTGGCTATCTTTGTCATACATTCAATAAATGATAAAAAGCCTATGAAAAAGAAAATGACAAGCCTTTTGGCTTTGTTTTGCATGATGTTTTGTGCTGGTGCCTCAGCACAGAGTGCCTATCAGAAAGCCTACGACAAAGCTAAGTCGAAGTCGCTGGTGAATGCTCTTTCGTTCTCGTTGGAGAAGGATAAAGAGCGGCTGCGCAAAGCTGCCTACAAGTATCGTGAAGACATTCCGAAAGAAGTGCTCAAGATGGCAAAGAAAGACAATGCCATCCTGCATGGAACGTGGATACAGGGACAGACGAAGTCGTGGGACTTGTTTGGCAAGCCTTTGCCCATTCCTGAGGCTTATGTGCCCTTGTGCAGGTACAACGACTCCGTGTTTGCCATACGCAATATGATGATGGAAACTCAGCCCATCCAATTGTATAATGTGAACAGGGGTGTGATAAATGTTCTTGCCTACAGTCTCGACGGAATCGTCTATCAGCCTTTTCTGAACAGTGCCCTGTCTAATATCAAAGAGTCTTTTGGTTATTCGAACGTTTTGGCTTCGCTCGACGACAAATATTTCTTTTCGGTTATCGATATCAATGCTTTGAACTCTCTGCAGGTTGCCGACCTTTGCCGTAAGGATAGCGCCAAAGCAGAAAGCATGGAGTATGCCGACTATATGGATCGGTGGAAGCATTATTATTACACGAGTAAGGTGTCGGACGACAGAGAACTGTATAAGGATAATGTGTGGGTGCAAGATGTCGAAAGGTATTATGCCTTGGGCGAATACCGTAAGGCTTTGCACTGTATCGAGCAGTTTATGGCATTCGATATTGATGGTATGAACGACCGAAACGGAATGTTCGCTTATGAGCTGAAATATATGCAGCTGGAATGTTACAGGAAATTAAAGAAATACAATGATGTGCTCGCTGCTATGGACTATCTGAAGAGGGCCGACTATCTGGCCGACGGCATGTATTTTTCTCCTCAGTCGAAATCTATCGTCGTGTGTGCAGGCGTCTCGGAAGACGTAGAGACTAATTTTAAATCCAAGATGTTGACTTTGTGCAAGGAATGTCAGACCCTGCAGGAAGAGCGCGAACGCAACAATGCAATTTTTGCAGCAGCTCTCTTGGGTGCATTGGGCACCACGGTTTCCAACATCACTGGCAGCAGCAACCAGTCGTCTGGTGCGGCCTATTCGGGCGGTGGAGGTGCAGCCTCGTCGGCAAGTACGGCAACGGCTGGCAGTTCTGCTTCTACCAAGACCGCTAACAGGTGTACTGCATGCAATGGCAAAGGCGTATGCCAGTCTTGCAAAAACCATCCGGGCAAAGCCACTTCCAACTCCAAGGATCGTACTCCGTGTAAAGTCTGCGGTGGAAAAATCACCTGTCAATACTGTGGTGGCTCTGGATTCAAGAAACTCTGA